TGGCGTGAGCCTTGTGCTCGGCGGCGTCGCTGGACTGCTCACTCCCACACCAAAGATCAACCAACCCGGCACACCACAAGACAACAACGATCCCCGCAAAAGCTACAGCTTCAGCGGCATCCAAAACACCAGCAGGCAAGGCACACCCGTGCCAATCGTCTATGGCGAGACCTTGGTTGGCTCTGTCACCATCTCGGCTGGTATTGACACCGTAGAGGTGTACGGCTGATGGCACGCATCTATGGCGCTGGTGGTGGCGGTGGCAAAGGCGGCGGTGCGCAATCGCAACCCGCACCACGCACGCCTACAACTGAAACCGACAGCCTTAATTCCAAGCAATACGCGCAAGTCCTCGATCTGATTAGCGAAGGCGAGATTGAAGGACTGAAGAACGGCTATCAGTCCATCTTCATTGATAACACGCCGCTGCAAAATGCGGACGGTACATACAACTTTCAGAACGTCTCCATTGCCACGCGCAATGGCACGCAAAATCAGACCTATATCCCTGGCACATCTGACGTAGAGGATGAGAAGGCTGTAGGCGTTGAGGTGCAATATGCATCCCCCGTGGTGCGATCAATTACGGATACCAACGTCAACGCTGCACGCATCACGATCACAGTGCCGCAACTGCAAACTTTCACCAACGAAGGCGATGTACTTGGCTCGCAGGTGGGCCTGCGCATTTACGTGCAATACAACGGCGGCGGCTACAACTTGGCCGTTACCGACACCATCAGCGGACGCACTGGCGACGCCTACCAGCGTGACTACCTCATCAACCTTGCCAGCACGTATCCGATTGACATCAAGGTTGAGCGCGATCGGCCAGATAGCACTGATCCCAAGGTAGTCAACGCCTTCAACTGGACCAGCTACACCGAAATCATCTACGCCAAACTGCGCTATCCCAACAGTGCATTGGCGTGGCTGCGTATTGACGCTGAGCAGTTCAACCGCATCCCATCACGGTCGTACCTGATCCGTGGCATCAAAGTACGCATCCCGAGCAATGCCACAGTTGATAGCGTCACCGGCAGACTGATCTACGCCGGCATCTGGAACGGCACGTTCGCCGCAGCGCAATGGTGTAGCGACCCTGCGTGGATCCTGTGGGACTTGCTCACATCTACGCGCTACGGCTTTGGTGATCACATTGAAGCTGCGCAGCTCGATAAATTCGCCTTCTACGCTGCCAGCCAGTATTGCTCGGAGCTAGTACCTGACGGCTTTGGCGGACAAGAGCCGCGCTTCTCCTGCAATGTCAACATCCAGACCGCAGAAGATGCTTACAAACTGATCAACGACATGTGCTCAGTAATGCGGGTCATGCCGTACTGGAGCACTGGCGCACTCACGATCAGCCAAGACAAGCCCGCTGACACTGCCTACCTGTTCACGCTGGCAAATGTCACAGAGGAGGGCTTCAGCTACCAAGGCGGCAGCCGCAAGACACGTCCTACGGTTTGCGTCGTAAGTTACCTTGATATCGAGAGCCGCGATATCGCCTACGAGGTTGTAGAAGACGCAGAAGCCATCCAAAAATACGGCGTCGTCAAGACCGAAATCAGCGCCTTTGCCTGCACCAGTCGCGGGCAGGCGTATCGCATCGGCGAATGGCTGCTGTACTCCGAACGCTACGAGAGCGAAATCATCAGCTTCACTGCCTCCATTGATGCTGGCGTGTTGGTGCGCCCTGGGCAGATCATCGAGGTAGCCGATCCAGTGCGGGCTGGCGCACGACGCGGTGGCCGCATCTCCGCTGCAACAACCACTGCAATCACCGTAGATGATGCCACTGGATTGACAGCAGCAGGCGCTGAGCTATCGGTGATCATGCCCGATGGCAGCGTCCAGACACGTTCCATCACAATTATTGCCGGTGATGTGATCACCGTGTCGTCAGCATTTTCAACCGCACCTAACGCCAATAGCGTCTGGATTTATCAGACCAGCGCCATCCAAACATCAACGTGGCGTGTGCTCACCGTTCAAGAGCAAGACGGCAGCAATTACGCCATCAGCGCCATTGCCTATAACGCCAGCAAGTACGACTACATCGAGCGTGGTACGGCGCTAGAAAAGCGCGACATTACTGACCTCAACAAACCAGCAAGCACACCACGTGCGCCGACCTTCCAAGAGGTGTTGTACGAGGAAGCCGGACAAGTCCTGTCCAAGCTCATCATCAACTGGCTCGCATCCGTCGACGAGGACGGACAAACCAATGCAGTGCAATATCTGGTGCAATGGCGCAGGGTAGATGGCAACTGGGCGCAGAATTACGTCACAACGCAGGAATACGTCATTTATGACACCACACCCGGCGACTATGAAGTATTGATCTATGGCGTTAATCCAGGCTTGCGGCCATCAACGCAACCAGCACGCTTGGATGTATCAGCACGCGGCAAGTTGGTTGAGCCTGCCAATGTGCAGAATCTGACGATCGAACAAATCAGCGCCAACTCTGCACGCTTGCGTTGGGATGCATCGACTGACCTTGACGTGAAGATCGGCGGTCGCGTTCACATCCGCCACACCAGCATCACAGACGGCACTGGTACATGGACCAACTCGCAGGATCTTATTCCTGCAGTGCCTGGCTACAGCACTGAGGCGATCGTGCCAATGGTCGAGGGTGAATACCTCGTCAAGTTTGAAGACAGCAGCGGCAAGCAAAGCATCGCTGAAGCCAGCGTCGTCGTTGACCTGCCCGATCCACTTAGCGCCTTCTTGGTGCTGGACAAACGCGAAGACACAACGGATCCGCCATTCCAAGGCGAGTTCACCAATCTGTTCTACAGCGTTGAATACGACGCCATCACGCTGGGTGGCACGGCATTATTTGACACGATCGCAGATTTTGACCTGCTGCTAGACCTGGACTACTACGGCGACATTGCAGAAACAGGTACATACGTGTTCAATGAAGTGCTAGATCTAGGCGCTAAGTATTCGCTAGATCTACGACGTCATCTTGTTGCTGGCGGCTTCTACCCATCTGATCTGATCGACGAACGCACAGACTTAATTGATACATGGGTTGACTTTGAAGGTGCAGTGGCTGATCAAGTCAATTCCAAGGTCTGCGTGCGTACCACTGACGACGACCCCACTGGATCACCCACTTGGAGCGACTATCAGGAATTCGGCAACGGCACCTTCACCGCACGAGCGTTCCAGTTCAAGCTGGATGCCTCAGCCTTCACGCTGTCGCAGGCGTTTGCCTGCTACGAGCTGGGCTACAAAGCATCGTTCCAGCGGCGCATTGAAAGCTCAGTGGTGGCCGAGCAAAGCGGCGCTGGCACCAAGAGCGTCACGTTTGCCAATCCGTTCTGGACTGGCTCGGCGGTGCTCGGAGGCGTCAACAGCATCTTGCCGTCTATCGGCATTACCGCTCAAAACCTGCAATCCGGTGACTATTTCAACGTGACCAACGTCAGCAGCAGCGGTTTTGATGTGACCTTCCGCAATAGCAGTGGCACTGCAGTAGATCGCCTGTTTGCGTGGTCGGCGGTAGGATACGGTAAAGGCGCATAATCCATGGCCACGTACGACTGGACGGGCACGGACATAATCCCAAACGGCAGTGGTTCGGCTGTACGCGCCGACCTGAACGACGCACTGCTGGCACTGTTCTCGCAAAACAGCAGCGCCACTGCACCGCCTGAAACCGTCGCCTACATGACGTGGGCGGACACTTCAACTGGCCTGTACAAGATTCGCAACGCAGCCAATAGCGGCTGGATCACGCTGTATCAGCTCGATGGCGAGTGGACAACCATCGCACTGGAAAACGGCACCGCGGCTGCACCGTCGCTGTATTTCAAGGACAGCGGCACTGATACCGGCGTTTACAGCCCCGGCACCGACCAAGTAGCCATCGCCACTGTTGGCGTTCAGCGCGTCAACTTCAACGGTGCCACTGAGGTGGTATTCAACGACGGCGGCGCTGACGTTGACTTCAGGATTGAAGGTGACACGAAGCCAAACCTGTTCAAGGTAGACGCAGGAACGGATGCGGTTAGCGTTGATGGCGATTTTTCGGTCACCGGCAACCTTTCTGGCACGATTAGACGTGGCACAGCAGTTGCGTCAACATCAGGAACTGCTATTGATTTCACCAGCATCCCAAGCTGGGTGAAGCGTATTACGGTAATTCTTGACAGCGTAAGCACAAGCGGAACAAGCGCCACGCTTTTGCAGATAGGTGATTCAGGCGGAATTGAAAACACTGGCTACGCAAGCAATATCTGCTATGTAATTAACGCATCCGCAAGCATTGGATCCTCTTCTGTTGCTGGCTACGTTGTTTCACTTAACAACGCTGCGGCTGTTCACGATGGCACTATTACGCTCGTCAACATAAGCGGTGATAAATGGGTTGCGTCATTTGCCATTTCGCAAACTTCAAGTTCAGGTACAACAGCCTGCGGTGGTGGCGTGAAAACGCTTAGTGCAACACTTGATCGCATACGCATAGCCACGGCAAACGGCACTGATACTTTTGACGCAGGCTCCATTAACATTCTCTACGAGGGCTGACCCATGCATCGCATCATTGTCAATGTTCAAACTGGCGAACAAGAAATCATTCCGTTGACTGCCGAAGAAATCGCTGAGATCGAAGCACGCCCTGAACCTGAACCCGCCCCAGTGCTCACCACTGAGCAGAAGCTGGAAGCTGCTGGCTTGACGGTCGCAGAATTGAAAGAGCTGTTTGGCCTGAGCTGATCATGGCAATTTCACCCGGCACCTACAACATCAGCCTGCAGCGCCGGGCGGATTACAGCATCACGCTGCAGTTCAAGGACAGCACCGATGCTGCCATCAACTTGACCGGCTGGACCGTTGCCGCTCAAGCCTGGAACCAAGGCCGCACCACCAAATACGGCGACTTCACCGTTACCTACACCAACCGCAGCACTGGAACAGTTGCCATTGCGCTAACTGATGACCAGACCGCAACGCTGCCCAATGAGGCGTATTACGACGTATTGCTGACTAATCCAAGCGGGTTGAAGGAGTACTACCTCGAAGGCATTATCTACGTCAGCGAGGGATATACGGCATGACGACCGTTAATGTCAGCTCTGTAACTAACACGGTCACCGTCACCGAGAACGGCAGCAGCACTGTTGTCACCGTACCTGTCACCAGCACCGTTACTGCAGTCACGCAAGGTCCGCAAGGGCCATCGGGAGCTGCTGCCTTTGTGTATCAACAAGTTGCACCAGCAACAACATGGACAATTAACCACAATCTTGGCTATAAACCGTCTGTTGAATTACTTGACAGCGGCAGTCAAGAAATTGATGGTGATGTCGCACATCCAAGCGATAACCAGACCGTTGTTACACTGAATCCAGCATCCGCTGGCCTCGCTCGCCTGATCTGACATGGCTCGCAAGTTCTTTACCGACCTAGACCTGCAGAGCGTCTCAAAGGTCATCAATGTCCCGACGCCAACTGCATCGGGCGACGCCGTACCCAAGTCCTATGTGGACTCTGCGGTTGAAGGTCTGGCATGGAAGGACAGCGCTCGCGTTGGCACGCAAAGCAATATCAACCTGAGCAGCCCTGGCGCCACGATTGATGGCATCACCATGGCATCCCAAGATCGGGTGCTGGTGCGCAACCAATCCACGCAAAGCCAGAACGGCATTTATGTGTGGAATGGCGCTGCGGTCGCCATGACTCGCTCGCTTGATGCCAGCACCTTTGCTGAGCTTGAGCAGGCGATCATCACCGTCGAGGAAGGCACCGACGCTGGCACCACTTGGCGCCAGACGCAGGTCAACGGCACCATCGACAGCAGCAATGTCATCTGGACATCGTTTGCCGCTGCAGCACCTGCCGCTAGCGAGACGACTCCTGGTATTGCCGAGATCGCCACGCAGGCTGAAGTTGATGCTGGCACTGATGATCTGCGCATCGTCACGCCGCTGAAGCTGGCTACATGGTCCGGGCGGATCAAAAAGTACAGCGCCAATATCGGTGACGGCAGCGCCACCAGCTATACGATCACGCATAGCTTGAACACCCGCGACGTGATCATCCGCGTGTTCCCCAACTCCGGCAACTACGACGACGTTGAAGTGGATGTGTATCGCCCCACCACAACCACTGCAACGCTGGTGTTTGCAACAGCGCCTGGCGTTAATGCTTACCGCGTGGTGGTGATCGGCTGATGGCACGCAAGTTCCTCAATGGTGTTGATCTGGTCAATCAGCTGGTGACAGCGATTGGCGCACAAATGAGCACCGGCAAGCTGCTGGGCCGCTCCACCGCTGGTGCTGGCGCCATTGAAGAGATCACCATCGGCAGCGGCCTATCGCTGAGCGGCGGCACGCTGAGCGCAACGGGTGGTGGCGGCGGTGGTGGCAGCTCGACCGGTGACAACCTCTACCTCAACCAGAATTGCATCTAAGCCATGGCAGCCAATCCCGCATTTGTCTCAACTCCGCGCATTGGGCGCGTCTCGCTGAGTACAGCCAACACCGCAACGGATGGCACCGGCACGATCAACGATTTGATAACCGGCGTCAGCGCTGGCACTCGTGTGTTGAGCATCAACGTGCAAGGCACCGCGACGACTGTTGCGGCACTGGTGAACATCTTCCTGTGGGATGGGACGCAGTGGGACCTGTTCGATCAGATCACGATCAGCGCTACCACCGGCAGCAATACCGTCAAAGGCTACCGCTTGGTGACCGCCTACACGGATCTGGTGCTGCCGAGCGCATCGCACAAGCTGGGCGCGACGATCACCGTGGCACCAACCACCGGCACTGTGCGTGTTGCGGCGTTTGGGGGTGACCTGACGTGAACCTAAACACTGCAGGTTGGGCGTCACCACTGCTGCGGCTTGTTGCACGTCTGCGCAGCGAGGGCGTCAATAGCACCACGCCCGTCACCGAGATCAACGGCGGCACAATTAGCGCCACCAATGCCGACATCGCTCTGGTCGCCAAGGGTACAGGCGCGACGCTGGCGCAGGTGCCGGATGGGACGAGAGCGGGTGGCGATAAACGGGGGCAGTTTGCGACGGATTTACAGAAATTTCGGACCACTGCTACGCAAGTTGCTAGCGGGAACTATTCCGTTGTGTGCGGGGGGCAAAACAATCTTGCAAGCGGCATATTTAGCGTTATTTGCGGAGGGCAAGATAGCACATATGGCACTGGCGCTAATGCGTTTATAGGGGGAGGATACGACAATCGCGCAACAGCCGCTTGGAGCGCAACAGCCGCCGGAGCCTCAAATCAAGCAACCTCAAACTACTCCTTCGTCGGCGGCGGCCAGAGCAAC